TCATCCTGAAAAGGGTTCAGACAAAACACGTTGAAGTCCTTATGCAGATAGGGAAGCATCGGAAGCAGGTATTTCAGCCCCAGACTCATGGACTCAGTTCTGTACATCTGTGCGATAGAGGAGAAATACATCCTCACATACCTGAAACCGTTCTGCTCTGCTTTCGTGGACTCGCGTCGTGTAATCTCACCCCTGCGGAACAGGTCTTGGTTGAACAACCACTCGCCGCGGTCATTCTGCCAGATGAAGTCTTTCTCTCGGAACGTCCGCAGCATTCCTTGAACAACTGGCGCGGTCAGCTGGAACACTTTTGACAAATAGTTCACGATGTCCGGCGGATACACATCAGCCGCAATCATCAGGTGCTTGTCCGTAGTAGTCAGGAGCATCATCAGCTTCTGCGCCTCGGTCGGTGTAACGTCATAATAGCTCCCGCCCTCGAGCGGGACACGCAGCCAGACGAAAGAGCCATAGGCCGGAGTGGCTGTCGAAACATCTCGCTGATAAGGCTTCGCGGCTGGATTGGCTCCGATATCTCTGATGCGTGCTTCGAAGAAGTCCGGGTCGAGGTAGCGAATATCCTTTGGCTCCAGTTTCACCTTGGGGTTGTAGTACCGCAGCACCGAGGTCGGAATATAAGCCCGCTGTCCATTGCCCTCCAGTGTGAAGGGAACAACGGCTGCGAACTCATGTAAATCAGCCCCGGCATTGGCTATGTCACGCAGGGTCAGCTCGGCCAACTGCGTTTTTTCTGGCTGGGATTTACCCATGTTGCTTCCCGTCCTTCCAAATCGAACTCGCGTCCTTCCAAATCAAACTTATCGTCCTTCCAAATCAAACTCGTCGTCCTTCCAAATCAAACCCTAATCATAAATACATAATCATAAATACATAATCAAAATACTTAATCATAAATACATAGGCCGAGCTGGGCGATTTTGAAAATGCCAGCCAGAGAAAAGAGAGTGTGAGTGTCACGCTTCATCTGAACGATTGGTCGATATATAAATACGCGGGGTAGAGAATTGACATTGGCTATGTCGGCGAATCAGGTGTGCTTCTTCAAGTTCCTTAAACAGCTGCAGTGCTTTCTTCTCTCCACAAGAGATATCGTTCATGACATCTTTGAGAGAGTAATAGATGAACGGCTCTCCATCTTCATCAATCCATTCTGGGCGGCTTTTTGATAGCTGCATTCGGTAGAGCATGAGAGAATACAAGATCTTCCCAGCCGGAGAGATAGACTTGAGGTCAGGAGTTACGGGGATAGGGATGAAATCGAATCCGCTGCGGCCATCGTAGTTGCGGAACCTTGGGGTCTTCTATGTCATATGGATAGCAGGTCGCTTTGCCATCTGGATACCTCCTTCGCGGGGTGATTGGATTTTTTTGCTTCTATTAACTACTATACAAAAAAGGCGTTTTTGGGACGCGGAGTCGAAGAAAAAGATATACAAAGATTATGGATTCTTTTGTGCATGTTGCTGAATGGGAGAATAGCCAGTTAAAGTATGCTCTTCTGGCTGGCTTAGACCTTAGTAATACAGAAATAGATAAAGCCGACCATTAGACCTTGGCCGGCTGTTTTTAGTGAGTGGATACACAACTGTGATAGAGCGGGTATGGAGAGGTGTGTCTGCCGTTAAAGAACCATTTTCGTTCTGGCGGCAGAATTGAGCTGTAATCGTTTTTTGACATATGGATGGGAAATTATACCGTGAGAATACGAAAAGCCAGCACAGGGCATTCTGAGGCGAATACGAGGTATTGCAGGCAATATGTGGAAATGAGGAGGATAGAAGCAGTGCGTAGGCGGCTTATAGAGGGTGTATGCAATGGGTCGCTCGGGGCGATTATTTAGTAGACTGTAAGCTATGGGAATACAAGCGGGTGTAGTGCTGTGTAGAACTACGGTAATAGTATTTCCTTCTGGCGGGAGATAAAGGGATAATAGGTTAGCCGCAGGCTTGCATAACAACCATAGACCTGCGTAGTGCCTGTATGACAGGAGCTGCGGTAGAGCTTGCATAGAGCTTCTTGCTGGCTATACTCGAGCTGACGGTTACAGCAGATTATAGGAATGTACCTTTTTCGAGTGTTCGGGAAAGGGGGAGTGGCGAAAACTCGGGAACAGCGCACGAAATTGAGGAAACGGGGTTTGAAGGGGAGGAAAGGGAGGGAAAGGAGAGCGAAAATTCGGGGAAAGAGGGGGAAAATATGGGGTAGAGTGAGATGAGGCAACTACCCTGCCTGAAACTGGTAAAATATCTGGAAAAGTGTAAAATATCCCCCATTTGATAAAAAAGAGGCATTTTACACCGCTGAAAAGTACGATATACTGATTTTATAGTATACTCGAAAAGTCGATTTTCGGATCAGGCCGATTTTTGATGTGTCTTGACACCTATCTTTGCACTGAAAAATAGACACGGTGTCTATCTTGTGGAAAACCCTGTTGATAACTGCTTTTCCCTGCGGAATTCTCAAAAAATCGGCACGCAGCACGACGGGAAAAATCTTTTTTGCGAGCTTTTTCTGATTTTTTCTAAAAACTTTTCCGTGGTCTAAACCCCTGTTTTCACCTGTTTTCGCCTGTTTTGCGAACCACTACGCGCGCGTGCGATTTCATTATCTTTGAAAAAAACAGTCCAAAAAATATTTTAAAAAACCTATTGACAAGTAGTTAACTACCGCGTATAATAGGCACTGTCAACAGGACAGGGGCACAGCCCCCGGACAGGTGACAGGGACGGCGCCCACCGTATAGGGCGCAGGGCGCGCCCCTTATAGCGTGAAGTCCGGACGGCGTCCGGCGTGAAGTTTGAAAAGTACACAGCGACTTTACGGCTTGTACCGCTTTGCCCCCGATAGGGGGCGGGCGGGCGCGGGTGTACCGCTTTGCCCCCGATAGGGGGCGGGCGGGCGCGATACCTGACAAACCGAAAAGAATAGTTGTGAGAATACCGCTTTTCGGTCGTGCATAACGGAATTGCACGACTTTCCGCGGGCGCGTTGCGCTTGCGGGTGGGAAAGTGCTTGCGTTCTGCATATGCGGTTCAATCGTGACAGGTGCACCGCGCAGAGTAGGCAAGAACGGGTTTAGTCCCTGCAAGCAAACTACGTTTAGCGTGTCCGTGAAAACACGCACCAAAACCGCGCAAGCGGTGGCGGGGTTTGCGGTTATCCAAAACCGCGCGGACAGTACAATAGGTTTACACGCAAGGGGTTCGCCTTAAAACCCCTTGTACCATGCCGCAAGGCAAGTACATATTCACGCAAGGACTTTACATACTGGAGGTTTTATTATGACTATGGAAAACATTAAAAACGCTGTCAAGGCGTACAACGACAACCGCGACAAGGCAACCGCAAC